CTAATATTGTTGACTCTGCACCTGGAACACTTGATACGCTTAATGAATTAGCTGCTGCTTTAGGTGATGATCCTAACTTTGCTACTACTGTTACTAATAGTATTGCTACTAAGTTACCACTAGCAGGTGGTACGCTAACAGGCAATCTGGATGTTGGTGGCACAGTGACTGCTGATGGGCTGACTGTGGAAGCAAATGCACCATATATCAATATATCAAACACTGGTGAAAACGTAGGTGGCATCAAGATGTATGATAGCGGTGGTGCAAGCACCCAGTATTTCAATCTTACATATGACTCAGGTGCAAGCAATACAGTTGGCTTTGATACTGGCGCATCTGGCGAGTATACATTTAGCGTAAACACCAGTGAGAAAATGCGTATTGATTCTTCAGGCAACTTGTTGGTGGGTAAGACTGCCATAGACAATACAACCGCAGGTCATCGCTTAGATGGTTCTGGTTTTATGTCCCACGTAAGGGACGGTAATACCGTTGCTCTGTATAACCGTCTGACATCAGACGGAACTATTGTTCAGTTCCGCAAAGATGGCACAACTGTAGGTAATATTGGGACTAATGGTGGTGACCTTACGATAGGGACTGGTAATGTTGGACTAAAGTTTAATGATAGTGCCAACTTGATAAGTGCATGGGACATGACAGCAAATGCACCTGAGGATGGCGTATTTGATCTTGGCTATTCAAATGGACGCTTCAAAGACCTCTACCTATCAGGCAATGCTTATGCAAATAGTTATCGTCACGATGGAGATTCAGATACTTATCTTAATTTCCCAGCAGCAAATCAATTATCTTTAGTTGGCGGTGGTGCAACAATAGTAAAAGCCTATCAAATAGCAGGTTCTTATGGTGTTTTAGAAATGCATGGAAGTGGTTCTGCTACTTATCCAAACTTTACTTTTAATGGCGATAGTAATACAGGAATGTATAGGGCAACTACTGATACATTAGCTTTTACTACAGCTGGCGCAGAACGTATGCGCATCGACTCGTCAGGCAATGTGTTGGTGGGTAAGACTAGTGCATCTATAGGAACTGTTGGGTGTGAGTTAAGGAATGATGGCTACATATTAGGTGTGAATGACGGAGATGCACCTTTATTTTTAAATAGAAAATCATCTGATGGTGACATTGCTAAGTTCTACAAAGACGGCGCAAGTGTAGGTAGTATTGGGGTTACATCTTCTCGCTTAACTATTGGTGGAGGGGATACTGGTTTACGCTTTGTGCAGGACTATGATGAAGTTACCCCGTGGAACCCCTCAACCAACGGTGTTCGAGATGCAGCTATTGACCTTGGTTCATCCTCAAACCGCTTCAAAGACGCCCACTTCAGCGGCACAGTATCCGCAACATCCTTCACAGGTAGTGGTGCAAACTTAACAGGGATTGAAGGTGTGCCTCAAGGTGTTATCGTTATGTGGTCTGGACAGACTACAGCTATACCTACAGGTTGGGCTTTGTGTGATGGTACAAACGGAACACCTAACTTAATTGATAAGTTTATTATGGGTGCAAGTGCATCTAACGAGACAACTACAGGTGGTGCTAATAGTAGAACACTATCTACGGCTAACATACCAAACCACACTCACAGTTTTTCTGGTACAACTAATACCACAGGCGCTCATACGCATGATGTGTATATAAGAAGAGACCAATATCTTACAGGAGACGGGATAACAGGCAATGATACTAACGGTACTGATGAAGGGATTTACCTTCCTAAAATAAGTGGTGTTACTAGCTCAAATGGGGACCATAGCCATACTATCTCAGGTACAACAGGCTCTACAGGTTCTGGTTCATCGTTTGACAATAGACCTGCTTACATGGCATTAGCTTATATTATGAAAACTTAATAGGATAAAACATGTTCTTTGGTATCTCTCCTTTTGCATCAGGACCGTTCTCTACAACGCTAGAGACACGTCTTATTGCACAGAGTGTACCTGCTACAAGTAGTGCAGGAAGTATTACTGTTGTAGGTCATGCTAACTTTAGCTTGACAGGTTCATCAAACACTATTAGCATCGGCTCTGTAGTCGTCACTGCCAAGAGTGTTACACTTAGTGACTCTATACCTGCTACAGCATCATTAGGCACTACAATAGTTGTTGCAAATGCTAATGTAGCACCTTCAGGGGTTGACTCTCAGGCTAATTTAGGTACAACTACAGTATTGGCAGATGCTAACACAAGCATCACTAGCCCAGCGCTTACATCTACTGTAGGAACAGGTTCTAACATACAAGCTAAGGCTGTTGTTTTACCTATAGGTGTTGCATCTAATGTAGCCATTGGTATAGTTAATGTATCTACACAAGTTATACTTGAGTTAGTTAATGTACCACTAAACATATTCTCTGGTAGCTTAACTGTAACAACAACACAGTTTGACTATGAAAGCCTTAAGTCTAGCTTCGACAGAAGACGTGTTGTATTTATAGCACCAACTAATCAAGGGTATACTGTTAATATACCTGCAGACCCACGGAACAGAACAGTACTAATTGAAGCGACTAATACAGATAGAGTTGTACGTATTGCAGCATAAGGAATATAAGAATGTCATATAAATGGCCTGACAAAGATAAAGACGAAGTATTAGATTATAGCATTGATTGGTCACGCTTTTTAGGTGATGACACTATTTCAGGTGTTACATGGTTTGTAGATGACTCTGATGGTACAAAAACTCTAATAGATGCAGGTGAAGTTGTTAATGCTTTACAGATGGTACAAAAGACCAATACACTCACCGTAGCAACAATAAGACTATCTCTTGGTACTAATAACGTTAGATACAGAGTTACATGTAAGATCACTACAGTAGAAGGCTTACAATATGAGCGTTCAGTATTTGTACGTGTTAAGGAGAAATAAGAATGTCCTATGACTTTATCGGGTTAGTTAATGATGTTAACAGAAGACTTAACGAAGTAGAACTAACTACAGCTAACTTTGCTACAGCACAAGGTTACTACAACCTCACTAAAGACGCTGTTAATGCCTCTATAAGACACATACACCAAGAAGAGTTTGAGTGGCCTTGGAATCACGCAGAAGAGACAGAAGTATTAACTGCAGGTGAAGTACGCTACAGTATGCCTTATGATAGTAAGACTGTTAATATGAATAGCTTTAGGTTAAAACGTGATGATACTCTTAACGTAGCTACTACACGTCTTAAAGTGCTGAATTACGAAGAATATCTTGACAAACACGCAGACGTAGAGTATAACTCTAGCTCAGATGTAAGAAGCGTACCACAGTATGTAGTACGTGCGCCAAGTAGAGAATTACTGTTTGTACCATCCCCAGATAAAGCATACGAAGTAGTATATGAATATTACACTAATGGTGTTGATATGGAGAAGGCATCAGACGTTGCTACTATACCAGAGTCATACAGACACATAATAGTAGATGGTGCTATGTATTACGCTTATGTATTTAGGGGTGACACTCAATCTGCACAGCTATCGCAGGGCAAGTTTAAGGAAGGCATTAAGAGTATGAGATCCTTAAACATCAACCGTACAGAATATCTAAGAGATAGACGAGTTCATTACTGATGGCTACTAATTGGCAGACATTTCCTATTGAGTTTAAAGGTGGCCTCATCTCTAATCTCAGCCCCCTACAACAGGGTGCTAATGCTGTTGGTTCTGCTACCATACTGCAGAACTTTGAGCCAGCTAGATCAGGTGGGTACAGTAAAGTATTAGGGTATACGAAAGCAACAAACAACATTATACCAGGAACAGGGCGTGTACTAGGTGTTAAAGTAGCAAACATTGGAGAGTATGTAGCCGCTAGAAGTGACGGAGCTTCACCACCTAAAACTGAATACCATAGATCTTCTGGTGGTACTTGGTCTTCACTAGGTAAGGCAGCACTGTTAGGCGGTAAGATCCGTAGTGCAGAGTATAACTTTGGTGCAGGTGACTTCATTCTATTTGTGGATGGCTCTAACTACCCAGCGCTATTTAACGATACAGCTAATAGTTTATCATTTATCTCTTCTCTATCCGACTTACAGGGTGCAGAACAGGTAGCAATATTTAAGACTACAGTATTCTTCTCTAAGGGTTCTAACTTATACTTCTCAGCACCATCAGACTCAGGTGACTTTAGTGCCGCTAATGGTGGTGGTGTCATAAACGTAAGCCACGATATTACAGGCTTGATTGCTTTCCGTGATCAGCTTATCATATTTAGTAGAAACAACATACAACGTCTTTCTGGTACAACTTTAGCTGACTTCCAGTTAAATCCTATAACAGAAGGCATTGGTTGTTTAGACCCTGATACGATACAAGAGGTTGGTGGTGACATTATGTATATGTCTCCTGATGGTATTAGACTCTTAGGTGCTACAGATAGAATTGGTGACTTCTCACTTGAAGTTGCTTCTGACCCAATAGCTGATGACGTTTATAAGTTTGCTCAAAGTACGTCTAACTTCTGCTCTATTGTTATACGTGAGAAAGCACAGTATCGTATCTTTGGCTATACACAGTCAGAACAAAAGAAAGTTTCTCGTGGATTACTCGTAACTAAGTTTTCTAACCAAGGTGCATCTAATTTAGCATGGGGAGAAACTGCTGGTATAAAAGCATTTGTAGCAGACTCTAAGTATACAGAGTATTCAGAGACTATTGTATTTGCTAATGAGGATGGCTACTTATATAAGATGGAGACAGGTTATACTTTTGATGGTGAGAACATTGAAGCTATATATGAATCACCTTATATGCCTATATCAGATCCACAGATACGTAAGACTTTTTATAAGCTAACTACATACATAGACCCTAAAGGTGCTTTCAATATAGACTTAGCACTTAAGTATGACTTCACTAGATCTAACAACCAAAACCTTATTCAACCTGCAGCAACCACTATTACAAGTACAGGTGTCTTTGCTGCTATTTATGGTGCAGTTACTTCTTTATTTGGTACAGCTATTTATGGTGGTGAACTAGATAAAGTTTATCAAAACCAGATTATTGGATCAGGTAAAACTATATCCATACGTATAGAAGATAACACAACTAACCCAGCATTTACTCTTGATACAGCACTTCTTGAGTTTACACAGAACGATAGACAATAAAGGACAACTCTTATGGCAGGTTATACACGCCAAGATACGGCTAACAACATCGCTAACGGTAGCGTTATTGACGCAGACGACTTAGACGGAGAGTTTAACGCTGTAGAAAGCGCATTTAACGCATCCTCTGGT